TGCTTGGGCGCGTTTACGGTCACCCATAAATACAGTCTTGGCACGAGCCAAACGCGCCTTCAGGGCTGCGGCCTTGCGAGTCTCAGCAGCTTTCTTTCGGGCTTCATCAGTCCAAGCCATGATTAACTCCTAGCTACGGGCAAAACTTTCATCTTGGACCCGTTATCAAAGGTTCCGTAAGGCGCGATCAAATCACGTACTGCTTGTGGAAGAACGGGTGCTGTCGTTGTCTTGTCGAACGTGAGTGAAACAGCACCAGTAACACTCAAAGAAGCGATTCCTGCTGTATCTGAGTCTAGTGTACGGTCAGAAAGAAGTAACGACAGTGCGAGCTCTGCTTGCGCATATTGAATGAACTTAGGTATCTCTTCCGGAGAGTAATACTGACTTGTATTGATGGAGACGACACCGTGCCGTGGCCATGACAGAGCTTGTAGGTAATTTACAATCGTTCCTGCCCAGGATACCCGCGTATCGAGAATCTTTGCAGCCCAAAGCAACGCTCTATCTTTATCCAGAGCGTCAGCGTCGGACCAAGTATCCGAATGCAGCCTATCTGTGAAATAGACATCGGCTTCAGCCCTCGTAAGATAACTGTTCGAGGCTGACCCTGCAATCGTCGTCACAAGGGCTGAAGTCATGTCTTATCCCCGTTTACGCAGGGCGGGTTTAATAGCGGGTTCTTCTGGAACAGGGTCTTCGCTAATGACAGGAGCATCAGCGGCGGTAGGGATGTAGGGAGCATGCTCAGAAGCATTGAAATCGATCTTATTGATAACGATGAAACCACCAGCACCATCTTCAATCTTCATTGTCTCCAAAAGGTCTGCGGGGGACATTGTGAACTCCATAGGTTGGTTAAAAAAGGCAATGGAATCAAGTGTTTACTAGTTAGGTAACTACTTGATTCCATTTGGGTTTTACTACACACCAGAGCTTACGCCCCGGAAGCTTTGCGCATCAACAGGAAGTCGAATGTGCCCGCGGGGTGAGTCAGGGAACCGGCGGTCGGATTGATAAAACGAACTGCAACTGTGTTCGCTGCCTTTACATAGGCGGCTGCAACAGAGACAGCATTCGTTCCGTTAGCGGGAGGGCAGACCGTAACCATGTCACCCACGGCAGCACCGGGGACAGTGACATCCTGGAAGACGCCGGAGACGGTTGCGGAAGCGGCGGGAGTGAATGAAACGGAAACCTTCTTCGCCCAAATGAAACGGTCGGAACCGTCGTTCTCAACGCCAGACTGGCCTTCGGTTTTTGCATCAAACATTTTCTTCTCCTAAAGAAATGGGACCGAAGCGACTCGGTCCCATTTAGGTCACATCAACGGTTAGCCGGCGACGCGAGCAGCGAGGTCGGGGCGAACCAGCGTAGCACCGTAGAGGATGTCGTAGGAGAAGCGCGTGCGTTTGTGTTCACGCGAGATCTCCAGACGCAGTGCCAACCCAGTAATCGGATCAACAGCAACCTCGATGATGTTACCCAAGCCTTGACCGCTGTCAGCCAACGGGCGGGAAGCAAACCCAATAGCATCACGGTGGAGAGCCAGGTTACAAACGTGAGTGGATTTCACGCTGACTGCTTCGGAGCCTGCCAGTGCAACCTTCAGTCCGGGCTCAACGTTCACCGTCACATCAGTAGAAGCAGATGCCTGAGTAGCGGCAGCAGTCACGACGTAGGTTTGAGTCTGGCCAGCGAAGGTGATAATGTCACCAACCACCAAAGCACAAGCACCAGACGATGCCGCCGTAGTACAGACAATCGCCTTCAAGCCGATAGCCTGGGCGGTTGAAGCCTTGGCAATCAGGCCGGTAGTGATTGTGCCGGCCGTGTGCGACGGAATTTGCTGGTCCATGAACCAGTCGAATCCGAGGCGGCGAGTGATAGTACCTTCCTGGATAGCGTCGGCAGTCATCGCCCACGAGGCATCTTGGAATGCACGCAGGTCCAATGCGTTCGCCTCAGCATCCGGATCCATAATGAAACGACGATCGTTCATCGGGGCCAGCTGCTTGTTCAGGATCTTGCGAGCCTGGGTGGCAGCAGTAGTCGTCGAAGCGAACGGCGTAGTACCGGGAGTGCCGTAGAAGCCGTAAATGCCTTTGTACTTCGACAAAATGTAGGCATTGACTGCATCGGACAGCGACTTGACAGCTTCGGAGGCCTGCATCGGAATAACACCATCGCTGGCTTGCTGCTGGTCCTTGTCGGTCAGGTAGAACGGCGCTTCCTTCCACTGGTCCAAAGTAATCAGAGCGGAAGTCGGGGCCACATCAGCTGTGGACGGGGGAGTGTTCGCCGGGGTAACATCTTGTGCAGCAACGGCGGAAGAAACGGGGATAGTGACAACCAGGCCCTTGGTGGCAAATTCCATGGAGTAATCGGAATTGACCAACAGAGGCATCAAGTTGGCGCTGCGGAGTGCAACCAGACCCTGCGCGAGCAGTTTCGGTGCAAGTACGGATAGATCATTCGCCACGGTGGGCTCCTTTCTGAGTGATGGAAGATACTGTGCCCACCGGGCGATTTACTACGTGATTCAAGATGGTTTACTCCGTAAACCTCTGTGGTACATATATTAACCTACCTACCAGAGAAACAACAAAAAAAGGGGAGACGTAAGCCTCCCCTTTCGTGGGTCAACAAAATGAATTAGGCCTTCGGAAGTTTCTTCTTCGGAGGCTTCTTCATCTCTTTCTTCTGCTTATCCTTGCAAGCCATAAGTACCTCCAAGATAAAGGTTAATCACGAACTTCCAACTCACCGGAAGCGATCTTCTCTAAGCTCTTCCCATAGTTGGGATCGCTGCGTGAGATATACTTCATAGAAGGTCCCCCGTTGCTCGGCTTACTACCTTTAGAACCACTGCCTTGAGATGACTCGAATAAGTAGGGTGCTGTTTCGGCAAGCCCGTGACACCACTCAGTTACCGTCAGTGGGTTCTTCCCATCCTTGCCGTAGATGGGAGTATCACCTTCCATAGCACGGAGTTGGCCATCCTGCACGGACCATACTGATTTGGCACGTTGAAGCACATCAAAGTTAGCACCAGACCGGAGCACACCGACGGAACCTACATTCTTCATTACCTCGGTTTCGACAAGTACTTCGCTGAGCCGGGACTTGGCTTTTTCAGCTTCCGTTTGGTACGTGGTGGAGTTTTCCAGAAGCTTGGTACGTTGTGCTTCAAAGTCACGACGCATAGCTTCGGTGCGCTGGGCAAGGAGCTCGTCAATCTTACCCGCGTCGATGAGTTCCTTATCTTTCAACTTGCGCTGCTCTTCTTTGATACGGTTGTACTCTTCCATATCAACGTCGCCATACTTCGCTTTGAAGTCTTCCAGCTGCTTCAAGAGAGCGACGTTGTTGGTGCGGAATTCGTCCAGCTTACCTTTCTCCACAACACCGGGAGGAAGGCCGTCGAGGTCCAGATGGTATTTTCCGTCGGCTGCTTGTGTATATGCTTCACGGAGAGCTTCGGGGATGTTGTCAAGGTTTTCTACTACGGGGCGCAGCTTCATGGTACTATGTCCTCCGGACAGTTAAAAAACCCAGCCCACAGAGCTGGGTTGTTGGGAAACTTGTGATTATTCGTCGGGGTCTTCGTCGGTTGCAGGTTCGTTCTCCCAATGCTTGGGAGTCGCATCATACTGCGTGGTTTCCACGTGCTCTTGCATGAGCGCGTCAAATTCGAGTTCAAGATCGTCAGCCATTTTTTCTACTCCGTTTCTTTGCTGCAGCAATAGAGAACCTTGCGCGGGTTGTTGGTACAAACCCAATAATACTTGCGCTCCGCCGCAATGCCACAGAGGGCTCACCAAAAGTCTTGCCATGCTGTAGCTGTCCTGGCCACCCACCAGCTTTCTTGACAGCATTTCCAGTAGTTCTGTGTGTCACATTCAAAATTGCTGTACGTGCGCGTCGATAATTCTTACCATAATGCAACGCAAGTTTGGACAGTGTCGGGGTAGCATAGATATCCGACTTGCCCTGCTCTGATGTTCTTCCGTGGGCGTGAACTTGCTTACCAAGAAACGGACCGCCACCATGGTAAGCCGTCCGTAACCCTTTGGCTTTCCCTCTACGCTGTTCAGCAGACTTCTTTCTTGCTGCTTCAGTCCAGGCCATCAAAATTTCTCCAGTTTGCCCCACACAGTGGGATCAATGTATGATGCTATAGCAACGGTGGGAGTATTACCAAGATGGTCAGATACTGCCTTGGCTACAGCCAGCTTGATCTTCTTCGCCTCAGCGGCGGTCTTGGGCGGGTTGGCTTCGTGCTTCTTCAAGTGCTTCAAAGCCATAGACGTTCCGTGGTATGTACGGAAGTCCTTTACCTTGAACCCTCGGCCAGTTATGGATTTGAGATAAGCACGTGTCTGCGCATCCGACACATCAAATAGTCGACCGTTCGCTCCGACACGGTTCTTCTTCGCAAGTATGAAAGTAGCCAGCTGTTCATTGTTTACCGTCTTGGTGATATGCACACCCTTCTTACCTGTGAAGCTGAACGACACCTTGGTACCATTTACAGTCACGTGGTGGCTGAGAAGAGTGGAGGCACCAAACGCATCTTTCTCCGCTCCGGTGTCTTCGGTCCCACCGATACGAAAGCCGGTCAAGTTGATAAGGTGGAGGACTTGGGCTGTCTCCCGGATGCGCGGGTTGGGGCTGGTGAGGTCGTGGTTGATTTGCTTCCTGATCTTCGGGAGGTGGGATTGAAATTCCTTCAACCGTGCGAACTTCTCAGCCGAAGCGCGTTCACTGTGTTCAGCAGAATACAGTCGCTGGATGCGTCCCTTAGAGTCCTTCCCGACGACCTGTAGTGGAGCATCCTTGTTCGGGTTGACGCGTATGTGAGTCCACCCCGGCGGTACCTTCAATGCTTTCAATCTTGCAGTGGTTTCGGCATCAAGCTCGGCGCCGTCGTCTTTAGACCACTTGCCGTCTTTACTGACAATCGAGGTGCCGCCCTTACAACTGGTAAACTCACCGCCAGAAGAAGACCCTGCCGGTTTATGGCATGGGCCTTTCCCTGTTTTGTAACCGGAGGTGGAGGTCATTTTTTGGAGTTAGTAAGTCTATCTACTGCCGCTTTTTTAAGAAGACGTCGCTGGGTATCGTTATATCTGGTTCTTTCTATAGTTGTAAGAGCACCAAGTGTAGATGTTTTGAATGTTCTTTTCAAGAATCTGATGTCCTTGGCCAAGCTACTTCGAAGACCCGCCATTGTGGCTGCAGATAAGTTTGCTTTTGGATGTGGAAGTAAGGACTTAATCATTGCCTTCCTCTTTGCTGCGGATGCTTTTCTTGCTGCTTCAGTCCATGCCATGATAGTACTCCTTAAGAAAGGTACTTCGATTTCAGTTCTGCCAATGTAAGAGAATCGCCGTTCTGGTCCACCAGCTGTGCCAGGGTTATTTTACCCTGAAGCCACAAAGAATGCTTTCCTCTGCCCAGCACTTCGATCTGGAATTCTTCGGGCTTAGATTTGAGCCACTGTTCATAGGTGAGCTCGCCCGCTACCTGGCCGTCCATAGAAGACTGGGTGCTCTCGGGTAAGGCATCTTCCAGCTTCTGCAGCTTTGATTTACTGACAGCTGAACCACTCGATAGATCAGCCCAAGATTTAACAATAGGCACCAAAGTGCTTCTACAATTAAAGTGCCACGGCGGTGCTCCAGGAAATGGAATCTTAGTTCCTTCTAATGGATTGCCGTCGAGGTCCCAAGACATACCAGAACGGGATATACAGATGTCGGAAGTGCGCCCGTCCAGTGTAACAATAATCTGCACGCCCTTGATAAGGTCGCCATTTCCTTTGTACATCGCAAGACGGGAGTCATTGGCAACGGATTGAACACTAGTACGCACCAATGCTGTCGCTTGTCGGGTGGTAAGGTCCATGACGCCGCCCCGGAATTCATACATCCGACGCTTTACACCACTCTTCAATTCCTTTACTAAGTACCGGCCCGTAGATGTTCCTCGCACACGTCGAACGATATCCCCAGTAGTCTGAGATTGGAGCATCCCTTGGCGAACTTGGTCCATATACGCGTTCATCAATCCTTGCGCTTGTCTGGACCAGTATTCTTGCGCGGGCACGCCTTGTACCACGCCTTTCTTAAGGATTGAATCGAGCGTGGCCTGGGATAGGCCGGGTGATATCAGATCCACTTGCAAAAGCCGGTTTACGTCCTTTGCTGCTGCGGCTGCTTCAACTTCAGCAACGGGAGCGAGATCGTCACCAAAGCCTGCCCCGAGCTTCTTGTAGGCTTCGGAAATAGTTTCGTCAGCTGCCTTCATCAATTCCTTGAGGCGGCGCGATTTGTCGGAGTCAGTCAAGGAGGGTGCGAGGTCGAGTTTGGATATCTGCTCAGCAAGATCCTCCCGCAGCTGGAAGAGAGTAGGCAGTATCCTACGACGCATGATGTCATTGGAGTACTTTGTCAGATCAATGGAACGTCCAATGATAGAATCGGCTAGAACGGTCGCTGCGTTATCCACTGGGTTATCCTAGAAACGGGTAGTAGGTAAATATACAATAGAATCAATGATTTACCTATTTGATAAGTCATTGTTTCTATTTAGGTTTCCAAGACAAGGTTATTCGGTCGGTTGAGCTGCTTCTTGCGCACCTGTAGGAGCTTCTTCGACTGGGGGCTCCTGCACTTCCATACCAGTCAGGACAGATGTGAGTCCTGGAATACCCATAGCCATTGCGGCCAGCTCGTTTTCCATCGTCCATCCGTCCTCGTACAGACCCGACTTCTGCATCTTGGTAAAGTAGGCCGGGAAGGATAGCGTGCCGGAAGTGACTGCGTAACCGAGAGCACCGAACAGGGCGGTATCAATCTGACCCTCATAGAAGTCACGGTTGAATTCGACGGTTACATCAGCAGCATTACCACCCGACCAGAAGACCATCAATTCCAAGGACTCAGACAGCGCAGCCTCTGCAGACTGTACCATCAAAGACAGAACAGAGCTCTCCGACTCGCGGCGCACCTGTAAAGTATTGGCTGCCTCCACTCCGCCCTTATCGGGCTCGAGGATACGCGAGCCCAACGCAACCATCTGCGACCACTTCTCCCCCATTCCTTTCTCTAGAGCACCTAGACCAGCACCACTGAATTCCAAGAATCCTGCGTGAGCAGCAACATCAGAGCTCACCCAAGCGCGCGAGGAACCCAAGTAGAGCTCAGTAGTATTTGGATCAAAGCCTGCAACCCACGCTGTCGGCAATGCAGTGAAATGGCGTCCATGTTCTAAGTCAGCGGAGGTGCGATAGTGGGATAAATTGATAGTCGCGACATCCACTAACGTTCCCTGCTCCATCGACATATCTGTCCCAGAAGATGTGGGTGTGATTAAGATAAAAGGTATCTGTGTGAATCTCTGACCGCGGATAGTAGGCTGCAATGGGTCACCGTCCTGCTCCCACTCCTGCGTATATCCAGCAACCTTACCTTGCTTCTTAAATTCGATAACTGTGTAGTACCCATTTTCATCAAGGTACAAGAGGCGCCTTACTTTAGTTTCCTTGCCTTTCAAGAAATCTTCAGAGTAGTCCATCTCTGTCTCTTCAAGGACGAGCATTGTCAAAACGGTAGTACCCTGCACGACCTCAGTTCGCCAATTAACAATGCGTTCAGCGGAGTACCCAGAGATGTACGCACGCGATGCAGTACCCGAAGCTTCTGCATCTATCAAAAGACCAAACCTGCCTGTGATTGAGAGCTCAGACAGCACGAACCGAGAGAATCCCTCAAAATCCTCTCCAGTCGACGCGAATTCATCTACTAAGGGCTGCATAGAGTCGGGTACAACAACATTAGGTGGTTTACGCGTTACCAGACCGACCAGAGCTGAAAGAACCCTGCCAGTCGCAGGAACAAAGGATGCGCGTGCTTTATACGCGTCATACTCAACTGCAGTCTGGTTCGTCAACTTTGGAAGATATACTTCCCCGGCAGCCTTAACTGCATCTTCTCCCTCGGAGCATACGCGCGTTCGGGACCAAACACTGACAGTTTTATCGTACTGTGGATGGTTGTGGCCAATTGATGCAAATTCTTTGTCCATGATATATCCGAAGGTATTAGTTATACGCCGAAATAGGTGGGTACTGTGTTACATTACGGTTTTTTAGATTCACGATCCCGTATCCTTCCTACTAATAGGTTGTGTCGAGTCGCGCAATCTAAGTACATAAGGCTGTCCAGGAGAGTGGATCTGCCGAGCTCCGTCAACAGGCCCGATGGGAGTATCTGTAGCGGGGGGCAATCCGCCATCAGGTTGGCTGGGAAGGGAGGGTAGTTCTCCCCGACGAATTGAGTTGATGAGGCGCAACCCATCAGGCCCAAGGCCGCACTGCATACAATCAGGAGTGATTTCACGGACTACCTCCACGGCTTTGTCACGGTAAACGGTCTGGATTCTAAAGCGGGTGATTTCATATCCTCCGGATACTTCCGCGTCTTGCAGAGCAATTTCACGCGCCTGCGACGCAGCCCGTTGGATATGCTCCGCCAAAGCCAGGTCATGATCTCTTTCGCAATCAGCCACACCGCGATGATGAATAAAAGTATAACCGCCCCAAGCAAGAAGGGCGACAGCAATAGGAGCGCCAATGTACTTCGCAGCGGGGCCGAGGAGGAACGCTGGTAACATATCACGTTGACCTCGAATCCAGATAAACTTTGAAGACGTACCCACCGAGAGCGACTATAGGTGCGGTGATGGCAGTGATGATAAGCGCAGTGTTTCCATTGATCTGCGCCTTATCGAGTGCCGCAAAGGCAAATTCTGTCATGCGAAACGAAACCCAGAAGGTCATCCACATTGTCACTCCAAGAACGATGCGGCGAATAACACCTCGATTATCTACCCAGTCCCAGAAACTTTGCAAGGATTCAAAGAAATGTTTTTTCATTTCGGCCAATTCCTTAGCTGGAAGTGCATGCCATCACAAGGCGTCCACTCTCCGCCCCACTCGAACCCGGCGTCGGTGAAACATTTGACGAAACCTTTAGACAGTGTGAACGGATGTCCAAATCCGTTCCATGCGGCATTAACGTCAATTGCCAATCCCCACGAATGCAAAGATGCAGATGTTCCGCCACGCTTCTGACGGATATTGAAACACCCATCCCAAGTCTTCAGTTCATGTACGCAACCGCTAGCGATTAAATTACGAAATGCTAGTGTGAGCGGACCAACAAGCAACCAATTGCAGTAGAGTCTCTTCGGTATCGTGCCAATTTCTAAGTCTTGCGGAACATCCCACAACACAAGACTAGCCTCGTGTAGCGGTGATCCAAATCTGTCGAGGGCTTGCTTACTCGTAATCATATGCGCTCCTTCAATTCGCAGTTTCCCTCAAGTGGGAAACAGGGAACATTTTTCCCACAAGAACACAGCCGACTGTCAACCACTAAATAAACACAATCGTAACAATGCGGTGTGCAATTATGGGTAGAGGTCCAAAGTATATCAGTTGGGCGTTGCATTTCAGTCGTCGGTTACTTGAATGTGGTATATACAATAAATTCAAACGTCTCTCCAAGTCCAGTCCAACTCGGTAGAGATATGAATGCTTGTCCTTTGTACCGACCCGCCTTCAGTTCACCCGCAGCACAAACATGCTCGATGCAGTTAGGGAGTCCAGCGCTTAAATTAGTAGACCACTCTGCAGTTGATCCATCCGGGAGACTCATTCGAAGTTCGTGGGACAATGCAGCTGTCACATCAGAACCGCAATCAATTCGAAGTATGGTGCCCATATCACCATCGTACATCTTTGTCATATTGCCTCCAGATTAACCGAGGATGATACTCGGTTCTCAGTCATTGTAGCGGATGATACTCGGTTCTCAGTCATTGTAGCGGAATCGATAGTAAATTCCAGGCCTATCGCAGAGAGTACACGAGTGACTTCTACATAGCCGCCATTGACAAAAAGTGTACCCGCGTAAGCTGTGGCTACTCTACCATTCAGAGTTACGACACCTGCGGCGACTAGTGTCTCAGTATACGTAACTACAGTCGTCCCCGTAAGAGAGACAGTTACGCTTGTGTCAGAAGAAGCAGTAATCGTTCCAGTGGACAGGTTGACCAGTTCACCTGACAGCGCTGTGGAGCGCAACAGATCGAACGTGCCGAGTGCAGTCGTTACCTCAGCACCAACCAGCCCAGCACTCTGCTCTCTCGTCAGTGTTCCGCTCGACCACGTGGCTGAAGACCCAGTAAGCGCCGCTGTCCGGGTGTAAACCAGCGTGCCTGCGTTGACCGAGGTATTGTTGCCTACTAGCGCTGTGGTGCGTGTGACACCAAGCGTACCCTCTTGCGTCGTGACCGAAGCGCCAGACAGGGCTACGTCGGTGGCTGCGATGGGAGTAAGTGTTCCAGCAGCGGTCGTGACCTGCTGGCCGGCCAGTGCCTTGCTGACTTGAAGTGTTGTGGTGCCCGCCGATACTGTAACTTCCGCCCCGGTAAGCACCTCTTCCTGTGCTGCGGCGTAACTGACATCCCCTGCCGACGCAGTAACCGACGTGCCTGTCAGTGCGACGGTCTTCACATGAGTGAGAGTACCCGCAGAGGTGACGACCTCCGACCCCACCAGCGGCGCTGCGCCTGCTCCAACTGCGACGACTGTACCCGCCTGGGTCGAGACTGATGAGCCAGCGAGTGCTACCGCGTTTGCTTGTGCCAGCGTGCCAGCTGAGGTCGTAACCTGCTGCCCGGTCAGCGCTGCGGTCTTCGTATGTGCCAGCGTGCCGGCTAATGCTGCAACTTGTAAACCTGTCAGAGCCGCCGTGTTTACAATCGAGAGCGTGCCGGTTGACAGTGCGGCCTGTTGGCCGGTCAGTGCAGCGGACTGTGCGACGGTGGCTGTGATCGTACCAGCCTGAGATGCTGCCGAAGACCCAGCCAGCGCCTTGCTGCTCTGTACCGACACACTACCTGCCGTGGCAGTGAGTGCGCTTCCAGTCAGGGCAACATTGATGTCCGTTACCGCAGAAGCGGTGATTGTCCCGGTGGACGTTGTGACCGCACTACCACTTAACGCAAGCGTTATATCCGCAGCAGGTAGCTTGAACGCCCCGACAATCAAGCCGTGACGTGACGAGTTTCCTGCTGTCGTTTGCAGAGTACCAGTGGCACCAGCCGTTACCTTTACTGCGTGTGCGAAGGCGTTTCCGGTGTCCGCACCAAGAGTTGTGGTGCTGTCTGCAACCTCACCCCAGAAGTTGGGGTTTGGTATGTGCGCCCCTCCAGCCGCAGCGGACTGATTGTTCGGACTTGTGGCTGCGGTAAAGAGTGACGCGCTGGTGTTATCCGCACCGAAGAAGAACGAGATGAGAAGCTCGCCGTCCTCAGTGGTCGTGATCGACGCAGTGGTTACTGTGGTGCTATTCGCACCCAGCGTATTCGCACTGCCGGTGTCGTAGGTGATTGGCATTATTCCGCCCGGTACACAGCCAAGCGACCGTAAGCCACATCACCGCCTGTGCGCGTAAACGTGTAGCCCGGAGGTGAAGCGGCATCATAGACACAGTACGCCATTAAGCCTGAGCCTATGGCTGTTGATGTTGTCGTGGATGTGTTACCCGAACTCTGCTGTGTGGCGACGAGGTTCCAGCCAGAAGGCAGCGAGAACGCGGCGTTGCTGCGGTAGGCGATCATGGCGACGAATAGGTCGCCTGTTTTCAGTACAGGACACGTCCATGTCACACCGTCAGGCGAAGTTATAACAGTACCTGATGCGCCTACAGCGACGAACAAGTCGTCAGTAGCTAAGTAAGTGACTGCGTACAGTGCGTTAGTCGTACCGCTTGTGCGGGTTGTCCAAGTAGTGCCATCTGGTGAAGTGATTACAGTGCCTAAGTCACCTACAGCGACGAACAA